ACGGTGAGAAAAAAGGATATACGTGGGAACAACAGATACGCAGGGGCGAAAGAGAAAAGCCTAACCTTGTAACAGCACGTAGAGTGTTCATGGGTTGGATAGGAGAGAACCTTGTGTGCATATATGTAGGCCCTGGAAAAACAAATGAAGTTATTACTACTGGTAGAGATGATACTTGCATGGGCAGTATACAAATTCAATACAGGCCACACCCAGATTTCAATTGGCGTGAGACTGTAAAGCAGATGCGAAAAGACGCAGATTAATATTAACCTTAACACTGGAGAAATAAATGGCTTATTCAAAAGAGCTGTTAGATCACTATGAAAATCCTAGGAACGTTGGTTCAATGGATAAAGAAGACAACTCCGTTGGCACTGGACTGGTTGGTGCACCTGCCTGTGGAGATGTTATGAAACTACAAATTAAAGTTAACGAGAAAGGATGTATTCATGACGCCAAGTTCAAGACGTTCGGCTGTGGCTCTGCTATTGCTTCTAGCTCTCTTATTACTGAGTGGGTTAAAGGCAAAACATTGGGCGAAGCTGGGAAAATTAAGAATACAGAAATCGCAACAGAGTTGGCTCTTCCACCCGTAAAGATTCATTGTTCTATTTTGGCAGAAGATGCCATTAAGGCCGCTATTGCAGATTACGTTAAAAAGAACACGGTTTGATACCGTGTTCGAGACGCTGTTCGAACAGCGTCTTTATCTTCGTTTCGAATGGCGCCATTCTTGAAGATTATGTAGTTTGACATCAGTTGATTGTATGTATTCACTATGATTTTGAGTACGCACTATACCACGTCCATGAACCACATCACCATCTCTATATCCAAATGGTTTTTGAATAGTTACATCTATGTATTGTCCGTAGTCTATTCCTAAAGTAACAAACGTTACATACTTACCATTTTTACCTTTGAAAACTCTACCATTGGCAATCACTCCTGCAAACTCTACATGATCCAACCATTTGTGTTCTACAAAGCAATTCTTGATAAAACCATTTTGCCACCAACCTGGTTTTGTTTCTATGCCTTGTATGTATGCTTCTGCTTGATATACCCAACTCCTATATGATCCTTGACAATGCTTTAAGTTGGCTCTCCAAAACTCTTCTGGGTTGTGTGCTTTCTGATATGCCAATGCCCAAATAAGTCTACCCAAGTTTACTGCATGGGCTCTACACAAACCAAATCCAGATAGTTCTTGTAGTGCCGCCATGGCTTCTTTTTTCTTAGGATGGTTGCCTAGCTTCTCAACAAATTCTAATATCTTTTCATCATTCTTTTTTGCAAATGCTCTGCGATACATATCTGCTTCATACATATCAACTCCTATAAAGTCTGATATGATATCTATAGCATCATCTTCAAACACCACAGAGTCTTGCATAGTTTCCTTTGACCAGTCTTGGAACATAGCGGCCTTTTGCCTGCCACTCATTGCAACAGGACGTATCATTGCAGTAGCAAACACACAGTCATAAACTGACTTTGGTTGTATAGCCCTAAACAATCTTCGCATGGCTGGCGACTCGCCTTGTGTTACTCCTAACACATCGCCTCTGCACAACAACGCACTTGTCTTTTCATCTGTCTCTGGATAGTGTTCTAGTTTTGTAATTGAATCTATTTCTAGCAGTTGACTCAAACCTCTGTTTGCTAATATGTCAACTTTTAAATGTTCTAAGTCTTCAATCTCATATTTGTCTAATAATATTTGATTGTCTTGTGATATTAATGATTTAGGTAATTGCCTAGTAAACATAACGATGCCTCCACAATGTTTTGATATTGCTCTCTTCTTGCCTAACAGTTTTCTTTCAATGCGTTTTGCTTCTTTAACATCAATGCCTAAGTTTTCATACTTAAAGTTACGTGGTAAGTTTCCTGTAACACCTAAACGTTTTGCCGCTTCACGTCTTGCACTTTTTTCTTTGAAAGTTACATAGTTGGAAAGTCTTGCAGATTTACCCGGCCACTTTTTAAATATGCGTTGCATGACATCACCTTGACGCCAATGTTCAAAGTCTATGTCAACATCTGGTAAGTCATCACGTAATGGATTCATAAAACGTGCTACTGGTATATTCCATTTGATTGGATCAACATCTGTTATACCAAGCAGGTAACATATCAAACTTGACCCAGCTGACCCACGTGTCATGTGTGTTAGGTCATCTGTGAGATCAATGATATCACATATTTGTAAAAAGTAATCTGTAAATCTTTGGTTTAGAATTAATTCAAATTCTTCGGCGAGACGTGTTTGATATATTTCTTTGGTCGGTATGGGCCTTTTAAATCTATCCAACAGCCTTTGTATGTTATCAACATCAGTTTGCATTATTACTCCCTGTATATGCCTTGAGCCTATTATGTGTATATTTATTATATTGTGTTTTGTTGAATTATAAAAACTGGCACATTTTGGATAACAAGATTGGCTCTGGGGGTAGGACTCGAACCTACACGGTAAATATATTGCAGTACATCTACCATACGATTAACAGTCGTACGTGTCTACCTATTCCACCACCCCAGAGTAATACTAATCTTTCCAGTGTTTATCTAGGGCCGCAATCATACGTGTCATACCTATTCCACCACCAACTCTCGGAAAGAAGTCAAACTCTAGAAATTTTTCTAGCTCTGCTTCAACACGTTCCTGGCTGAATAGTTTATAAAGTAGCTTACTGTATTCTCCGTCTGTAATGCTATGGAATGTATCACGCATCATTTCTACATCGCATGAACGTTCCGCACTTCCTATTGTTTCCATACCACCTAGTATAACATCTATCTTCTTTGCAGTTTTGCCATCATCATTTCTACTCATGTTCCAAAAAGGTGATGTCATTTCAGGAAAGTCTGTTATCATGGTTGTACCAAACTCTTCGTGCATCTTGGTTTCTTCTTCCGCAGTCATTTCATAGTCTTCAGCATGACCGTAATGCTTCTGCCATTCAGCATAAGTTTTTTCAGTAGGCTTTTTAAAGCCCAAGTGTTCACACAATTCATACTCCATCTTCTTTAGGTCATCTATGTCACCAGGCATCTCAAATTCAAACATAGGAAAGATGATATCATGTCTTCCTGGTATTGCATTTGGTTCCTGTCTATAGGATGTGGAGACACAAAAAAACCCCTTCGAAGAGGGGCTACTTAATAATTCGTGTTCAAGCCACATCTGGCCTGTTTGGGGTAAGGGCCATACCTGGCCTGCGTAATTGTATGTTGCTACGTTGAACGGATCTTCACAAGCGGCTAGTATGCTTAATCTATTTTGTGTATGGACTTCTTCAAATCCTTTATCCAAAAAAAATGACCTAAGAAGGCCAACTGCGTGTGTAAACTTTGTGGGGGATATTAGTTGCGTCATTTATTTTTTCCTTTGCTGTTTTAAGGTCAAAAAAAATTTCAGTCAAACAACCTTGACTGTGTTCTTCTGCCTAACTATTTAGCCTTTGAGCCAATGTTTCAGGCCTTTGGGCTGGTCCTTGTATAACTTGTTACTTGTATCTACAAGTTGTTGACCTATGTGATCAGTAGCAGTAAGTCTTTCATTACCTTTTAGTATGTGCCTATTGAATCCGATTGTAAGGTCAAGTGTGCTACCTGTTACAATGCTGTTGGTACATTTGTCTGCCATTATCTCGTGATTGCTTTTAATCATGTGATTATATCTAGTATCAATGCCATCACTGTACCATTGTTCGTCGTCCTTTTCTGTTACAAATTCTGCGTTGCTGACACTTCCAGTCATGTCGCCCATTACTTTTATGATGTCTGTGTAGTCTATGTCCACAGTGAATCCTGGTATTAGCAGTAGTGTAAATCCTATATTACGTTTTAATTCTTTTATCCAAGCCACCTGTTGTTCAACTCTAAATGAGTCTAGTTCGTCTCTTTGCAAGTAATTTACATAACCCATTACTGCATCAACATGACCTTTTTCATTGTCTGAGGCGAAGTTATCCCAGTTTGCTATCCTATAATTGCTTAATTCAGGCTTGTCTTCAAAGAACCAATACCTATAAGGACTTGTTAATACAACCACAACTATATCATCTTGTGTAATCTTGTGACGCACTTCTTTAACCTTGTGCATGATCCATTCGTTGCTACAACCAATGATACTGTTATTCATCATAGCATCAACCCTTAACTTGTCAGCTAACTGTCTAGTCCAGGTCCAATCAGTTTTGTAGTCTACTGTAAATGAATCTCCAAAGATGTATAATGTTCTCATTCCTTAGGATCCTTTTTATCCATCCATTGGTACTCGTCTGGATTGTTCTTACGCCATTCATTGTCTTTATACTTTGTGTATGCAAGATGATATATTGCACCTAATATAATAGTTCCTAAACATAATAAAAATAAATCTATTGCCATAATATTAATAACCCCCATCCATGATTTGCGATTGCGTTAAGTATAATTGCTAGACAGGTTACAATGTGTAATATAACCCAGCATGATCGTAATGTTAAATGGATATGGTCGTCCTTCTTATCATTGTCGTAGGCATGACTACCCATTGCCTTACACCAATACACCCATAACTGTTTAATAAGCAATTATTCCTCCCCATCACTGTCCAAATTCTGTAAGAATGATCTTAACTTTGTGCTATCTGTTTCTGCCTTGATTGGCTTTACTGTTTCTCCCTGATTAGGTTCCTTTGGAGTATCTGGTTCCTTATCAGTTGTTACACTTGTCCTTTTCAAGTTATCAAATATAGTTGACTTACGTTTGTCAAATTCTTTGTATTCATCATCTTCTGCAAGATCTCTGATACGCAAACTATCTATATCAAATTCTAAATCTATCTTTGCACCAACACCACTAGAACTTCTAGTCTTCATAAGTTGTATCTGATATCTACCACGTTCACGCATAGCCCTACTTGTAAAGATACCTATCACGTTATCAGCAGTTTGTATCTTACTCAAACCACCTGCAATATGCGAATGATCAAATTCTATTTCTTCAACACTTGCTCTGTTCAACTGTGATGCAGTTACAAATATAATTTGTAGTTCCATAGCCAAGTTTCTAAGTTCTTCAGATACAAATTTATCTTTTACAAACAAATCACTTGGACTAACTTTTCTACTCAATGGCATCATCAAATCTAAATAGTCAACTAGTATTACATCAATCTTCTTACCAGTTTTGATTTCATATTCCTTAATAAAACTTCTTATGTCATTTGCATTCTTACCACTTGGCATATACTTAATCTGGAAAGCCCCAGACTTCTTACCAACCAGTTTTACTTTCATCTCTACGCCATCTAGATCTCTAAATATTTCTCTGCTTGGAACATCAGTCATCATACTATCTAATCTCATTGCAACTAAATTTTCACTTAATTCAAATGTTAGATACACAACGTTCATGCCATTCAATGCCCAATTGACACCTAAGTTTGCTAGGAATAAACTTTTACCTGCACCACTACCACCTGCAAAAATGTTAAGTTCACCTTTGTTAAATCCACCAAATAGTTTCTTATCCAAGCTCTCCCAACCTGTGCTTACTTGTCCATTGTTGTCTTTCAATGCAGAAAGTCTACCCTTAGGATCATCAAAATAATCAATACCTAAATCTTTTTGTAATCCTATTTGTACTGCATCTTTGATCTTAGATTCAACTGGACCATACTCGCCTTTTTCTAGCAAGTCAGCACTTTCAAGTATTGCACGTTCTAATGCTTTGTGTCTACTAAAAGTTTCAAAGTCACTCAACAACCAATCATAATGTTGTTCATTAAGTCCTGTTGGAATAGCTAGTTTTACTTGTGGACAATTACTGTTTACTATTTGTTCTGTAGGAAGTGTGTTGTGTTCTGCAACAAAGTTCTTAATAAATTCTGCTGTTGGTTTGAGTCTTCTATCAAAACTTTCAGGATCAAATATTGCTTGACAACGCACAAAAGTTTGTGCATCGCTCAACATAATTTCTAAATACGTTTTCTGTATTTCAAATCCGTAATCAGTGTTTTGTTTCATCATTTACCTTTTTACAACCAGCTTTTAAACTTTTATAGTCAGCACCTAAGTTAGACATACCTCTCATTGTGATTGCTAATTTTTTCTGTGCTTCTGACATACATTGTTCTTCAGTCCTATACAACACATATGGCTTCTCTTTATATTCTGTGCATTCTTGTTTCATTCCCATGTTTCCATCAGACACCATTAAACACATAATCAACCACATCTCAAACATTACTTATTATACCACACTTGTTGATCAAAGTCAATATGTTTGCTTTCCAATGCCAAAACTGCACCAATACAACTTCCCGGGTCACCAGGATTCTTTGGTACATATATGTAGTTCCAATCTTTACGTATTTTTCTCACCGCATCATTATTTAATGCACAACCGCCTGTCAATATTAAGTTCCGACTTGACAGATTATTAAGACACCATTTGTTGTTACTTTGGACTATCATTTCAAAAACATATTGAGTTGCATCTGCCAATCTCTTCATGTCGTGTTCTGTGGTAAGGTCAGGCTTGTACCAATCACAACCTTTATGTAAGTTGTGTTTGAATTTTACACCAGGCTTGGATCCATTCAAAGGACCTTCAATAAAAGTTTCTACCATGTCAGTAACAAGTTCTAAGTTTTCAGAAGTTGCAATTTCTGATCCCATGGCACTTACCTTGTATTCATCTCTGTTTGCTTGTAGTCCTAATCTTTGTGTCATTGCACTATAAAATAATCCAACACTATGTGGATACTTTCCTGAATACACTTGCTTGAGCTTTGCACCTTTGCCTTCCCATATTGTAAATGTTTCAAACTCACCTATTGAATCTAAACACATTATAGTTGCATTT